CCTGTGCGTCGCAAGGACTGTCATAGTCAACCATACCAGCACCGTACTTCTGAGTAACAACGCGGAAGTGGATAGATTCACCTGCTCTGAAAGAAGTGAACTCATCGCCACCATCGATTTCGTTATTAACGATAACCTTCATTGAAGCAAGGAATGCCTCTGTGTCCATTTCGTTTCCGTCAGGACCAGTCAAACGACCTGCATTGAATGAACTGAAACCTGTTACCTCAAGCATCAGTGAACTAATTGAACCGTCGTAAGCATTTACAAGTTTTTTCTTTCCTTCTTCTGAGAAGTCAGCAAGTTCGTATGCGCTTCCGTCAGGCATAAGAGTAACGACCTTTGCATTACCAACCTTGATATGCACTTTACCCTTAGAGTTGTCGAACAGGAAGTCCTCATAGAACAGGTCGTACAGAGATTTCTTCATATAGGTAGTAACCATAGGAAGAGTGTCGTACTCGCTCATTTGAACTGGTTCTACAACCTCGTCAGGTAAACTGTAACGGCTGTAATTCTTCCAAGTGCGGTCTCCACTGTTGCGTTCGATATGTAAACCGTCAGCATCAACTTTGTCGTTGATGTAATTCACGCCCTGGCCATAACGAGTCTCTTGAAGTTCGCGGTCACCTGGGAAAGTCTTTCCGTCAGGGTTGTTAGCGTCGTTCCAGTACTGGTGACGATTGCGGCGGGTATAACCCATAAGACCAACGTGTGAACCCTTGTCGCCATCAGTAAGTTTTTCTGGGTCATCAAATTCCCACTTCCTCTCAGAGGTGACTGGCTTGATGAAGAACAGTTTACCAATAGGAAGGTTCATAGCCTGTACTGATACGATATCGTTGCAAGAAGTTTGCTGAAGATACGACGAATCAGAGGGAATACAACGGTTTCGAATGAACCTGAGTTGTCTGCTGTTGTTGCCTCACTGATGAGGTGCTTTGCCTGGTTTTCATACAGGGTAGCAACAGTTTCCTGAATGTGACCCTGCAGACCATCCACGAGGTGAAGCTTTTGCCAACGCTCCTGGATATCTTGGCGGATTTTCTTTTGTGCATTAAGTTCAATATTACCTACTGCACCTGATGTTAAAAGTTCTCTCATAATATATGTTTAAAAAACCTTTCTAATTTTTATTTTTACTTTTTAATTTTGTCAAGTCTCTTCATGAAATCAATCGTTTCGTTTAAATCATCAGACTGATACATTGATGTTTCAACGATTGTCTGTTTCTTGGATTCTGCTAATTGCTGTCCGTTAATAACATTATTCACGTTGTTGATTGGATGTGCATTTTTCAGTTCCCTTGAAATTGTCTCATACAAATGATTGCTTTCATTGATTGACTTAACGTCATTGAAGCGATTAACTATATCAATTTTCTCGTCCCTTGTTGTTGTGTTCTCGGTAATAAGTTTGATGATTTTACCAAGACTGGCGTTAATTGTGCAAGCCTCTTGAAGACGTTCCTTGATTTGTTCTGCAATTTCTTTGAGTTGCTTGTTCTCATTGAAGATGATGTTAGCTTTTCTTAACAATTTTTCGGATGTAACATCAGTTGGGTTTTTGGTTGTTGGATGAATATATCCACCTTCTTTACTTCCTGCCCTTGGGTCTTTGCCCTTTGGGTTACTGTTGGCATTTGCCTTAGTAATATTGCGGAAATTTGGCCCATCCTGTGCAACTGAGATTGCTTCTTCAATTTCACATTCTTCAATTTCACACTCTTCACCTTCACAACCTTCACCCTCATTCACTTTTTGATTGAATGGACTGTTGTCGCCTTTACCTGCCCAAGGTTTTTCAGTTCCCTTTGGCACACCCGCATCCATTGAGTAAGTGCTCTTCGGATTAGCGGGTTCATCGTTAGGTGGCGTAGTCATTGCAGTTTGTTTCTGATAGTTGTCAGTATAACCTACGTGACTGTCATATTCGTTGATGTGATTATAAGATTCCTCCATATCATCACCAACCTCAAGTTCATACTCAAAGTTATCTTCTTCTGGCTCATCGGCCTCAATTTGGATGATATATTCAGTGTCCGCATTATCATCTGTCAGCGTAATCTCGTCACCGTTTTTGACAACACGAATGCCATCTTCAGGTTTCATAACACGCAGAACCTTGACAACGTCTTCACTTCCCATACCTGTTAGGTCGTATTCACCGTCCATG